ACGGACATAACAATCTTTTCTATATCAACCATTCATCATTCGGACAGTGAAATCACGAAGCATCAGGACGGTGTTTTTTCGCAGCTCGGCAGAATCTCCCTCTTCTCGGGACTCCCACACACGGCGAAACGTCTCAACGGTCTTGAGCTTTTGCTGGTTGTTGGGGATAAACTTTTTGTCTTCCTCGATGATACGGACAAGAAGACTTCTGGTTTTCAGGATTTCATTGTCATTTAATTCAGTGTTTTTTCTCATTTGTACACCTTAATAACCGTCTCTCCGGTTTGCCACACCACGCAGTATTCCCATGAGGAGTAACCACCCAGGTGTCGGGTTTATGCCCATATGTCATAGACAGTAACTATATATAATTTTTTGGGATATATAGCAACAAAATTGTTATTTTGCCTTGATTTCTATTGTTTTTGGCTTCTCAGATTCCGGTATTTCACGGTGGTATGCCACTTTTAAGAGACCATCCTTCAGTTCAGCGTTATCAACCATAATATGATGTTGCAGCTGAAATTTTTTAGTCAAACTCCTGTCAGAAATTCCCTTGTGCCAAAAATCATCAGATTTTTTTTCTTCTTTGCATCCATGCACACTTAAAGTGTTTTCTTTTACCTCAACTTTCAGGTCCTTTTCAGCAAATCCCGCAACAGCGAATTCAATGACGCCTTTGTCATCTTTTTCCTTAATGTTGTAGGGTGGATAAGTTGAAACTTTTCTGAAACTGTCGAAAAAGTCGTTGTGAAAACCAAGAAAATGGTTGCGTATAATATTATCTAGCTCAGTCATAAATACCTCCTATTAAAGCAAGATTATGTGGACCCATAACGGCATCCACATAATCTAGTATGGGTATTTTATGAAAAAAATCAAGTGTTTTTATCAATTAAACTAGTATCTACGAGTTCCGTGTCCCGTGATCTCTTGCGCTCGAGCGACGCTTTGTGGTCCTCAAGCGTTACGATAGCTAAAGGAAACGTGCTTTTTTCCGCCACGTCCTTCTTGCAGTAGTTCAGCACTATTTCCAGCGCTTCCTCCACTGTAAGATTATTTTTTACATATCCGGGTTCCAGGGTCATTTTGCGCTCCCGTTCTTTTTTTTCTTTTCCCGTGCCTTGTTTTCCTTGTCAACAAGGAATTCAATGACCTTGCCAACCGACCGGAAATCCTGGCCCGCAAAGGATTGCAGCTTGTTCCAGATTGGCAGGCGCACGGCAACGGATTTGTATTTAGATATGTCAGTCATCCGTTCCTTCCCATTTATTGAAGTCGTAGTCTTCGTTATCTTCCGCCTCGTCGATGATCTCCGTGATCTTTTCAACGGTGGCATTTTGTTTTTCTTGCAGTTTCTCCAGCTTATCAAGCTCTTTCCTGATTTTTTCCAGAGGGGTCTTCTTTTTAGCCATAACAGCCTCCTTATAAAGTGTTCATTAAAATTAAAATAAATAAAGCCACTGCGATCAGAGGCTTCCAAAATATTAAACAAAACGCAATCACTAGAAGCCAGGTCATGCTTTCAACGCCTGCCTGACAATATTGCCGTAAAGATCTATTTTTGTGTCTTGTTTTGATTCCATGGGGCAGAATTTTCGTCCCACGAGCCGTGCCAGGCCAAGCCATTGTTTTGCCTGGTCCAGATAAAAATTGGCCATTTCCGCATCGCCGTGCTTTTTGTAAATATGGTGCAATCCATTGCACTGCTTTACCATGGCGATACGATAGCCGAGATAATACCCTTGCTTGAAGGTATTTTCATAGTCGTGCCTTAGTTCCATTTCTCATTTCTCCTTTACCCATTAAATATAGTAAAATATGGGATAGGTCAACTATTTTTTTGAATTTCTATCCTCATCCTGTCTGTGGCCGATGATAAACACCATGACGGCGATAAAGGCCAATAATAGTGTTGAGACAGCGCTGAGAACTAAAATAATGGTTATCATATGACACGTCCTGTTCTTCTGCACTCATAACAAAACAAGTCAAAGCGCCCGGACTTGGTGAAAGTTTTTTTGCATATGTTGCAGCTTCTTTCCCCCAGCGAGGGATCACTTTTGAATCGTGATCGTGGTCGGGGTTTTGCGTATTTTGAATCAGGAGGCGGGACATACCCATTTTTTCTTTTTTCACGGTAAAGTATTCCGAGTATGGCGTTCTTTGTCGTGTTAAAAGCTTTAGCAACCTCCGTTGCCGTATGGTCTTTAATCAGTTCACCGGCGCGTTTTAAGTCTTCATCCGTCCATCTTGCGGGTCTTCCAGTTTTCATTTAGTCCTCCTCTAGTGAACCGTAACGTCAAATTCCGGTTCAAAAATTACCACCTTTTCTATTTCCATCAAATCTCCACATTCAGGACATTGGTAAATGTCATTTTTAATGGGATCGGGTAACACATTTTCTTTACAGTTTGGACACATAGTAAATTCCAGTTTTATTTCTGTATTTTTCCCCATGAGTCCCCTTTCGCTGCGTCCACTTTTGATGGCACTTTTAGTTCTATGCAATTCTCCATGATATTTTTTATTTCATCACTCATCAGATCGCCTGTAATTGAAATGTTCAATTCATCATGCACCTGAATATGAGGAATGATTCCTTCCTTGTACAAATGTAACATCGCTTTTTTCGTTTGGTCAGCGGCACTGCCCTGAATTAACTTGTTTAATGCTTTGTATGTCCAGGCCCTTTTAATGTTTCTGCCGTATTCTTTTTCCGCCTCGTCACGGGATAAAGCTTTTGTAGGACCAACACGGAACATGTTGGGCTCCCAGGTATTAAAACGGCACTTGCGTCCCAGAATGGTGCGCACAAAACCATTGTCTCCCGCTGTCTTCATTGCTTGTTCCGTCAGTTGCTTAACAAACGGAACACGGCTGTGATAGGTTAAAAACAACTGCTCAGCGTCCTCCTTGCCGAGTCCGAGCTGACTGCCCAGCTTACCTTTTCCCATGCCGTAGGTAAGCCCTAAATTGATTGTTTTGGCTGTCTTTCTGTCTATCCCTGCCATTTCCGCAGCTATCTGGTGAAAGTCCGTATTGGGATCGTTCTGGTATGCCTCAACAAACTCATCAGCTCCCATCAATCCACCATGTGTCAGCGAAGCGAAGTGAACCACGAGCCGTGGTTCCTGCTGCGAATAGTCAAAAGACCCCCATTGTGCCCCTTCCTCCGGAATGAATATAGACCGGATCAGGGGTCCCAGGATCTTGTTGCGTGAAGGAATCTGCTGGAGATTGGGGTTCGACATGCTAAGCCTCCCCGTCACCGTGCCGCCCTGGTCGGATCGCATCTGGTGTATCTCCCCGTGAATTCGTCCCTTGTGTTCGTGCTTGAGAATGCTGTCAATAAACGTGGTCCTTGCCTTGTTAATCTCCCGCGCCTCAACAATGTTCTTTGCTAGGGAGCTGGGGTGCGTGGCCAGAAAGTTCTTGTCAAACTTTGGCTGGCCGGATTTTTCCGTTTTTTCATATTTTATTTTTTTTGCGTCAAACGCTTTCGCCACGCTGGCGGCAGCCCATACGTCAACATTAATTCCCGTGTCGTCTTTAATTACTTTAAGAATTTTCTTTTCATTTTTTTCGAGATCTTTTTTAATTTTTTCCGCACGGTCAATGTCAACACGGACACCCTTCCATTTCATGTCAATCATCAAGGGAATAAGATCCGTCTCCAGATCAAAGATGCTTGTGAGCTCCTGCTTGACAATTTCTATCTTGAAATGATTCCATAATCGCAGTGTCATGGAAGCATCCTGTTCGGCGTAGGGTCCAACGTCCTGTGCCGGTAATTTGTACATTTCCGCCTTGGGATCAACGCCCCAAGCTTTCGCAGCTTCATACAAACCTGATTCTGATTTTGATTCCTGGAGGTAGTCCTTGCCAAGTTCGTTTAAAGAATAACGAAAACGGTTTTCATCAATTAAAGGAGCTGCAATCATTGTGTCAATGATACGTCCCTTGACTTCTAGTCCCCATTGTCTGAGCCATCCCACGTCATAGGGAGCATTGTGAAATATCTTGTCGCATGGCAGTTCCAGGATTTTTTTCAGTTGTCTTTTGAATATTTTTTCATCAAAATTTCCACCGCCCTGATGGTGCAAGGGAAAATACCCTTGCCATCCATCAACGGCGATGGCTACACCTATGATTTTTCCATGACTAGTCGCCCAGCCAGGTCCGATGTCCTTGAGCCCGGGGTCGTGGGTCTCAAGGTCGATCGCAATCTGATCGGCGGCATGCAAATTAGGTATAGTCTCAGGAGGAAGCCACTCGCTTGGAGGCTGAAAGAGGGGAATCTGCGTCATTTTTTGAGTTTCCCTTCTATATCAATCTCCCGCGCAATGGCAGCATAGCCCGCTAAGTCAATGTACGCATCTTCATGATGGGAATGCATGATACGCGCAATCTTCAGCAGAGCCATGCAAATCGCAACATCGTGGGCGGATATTTTATGTTGTAAATATATGCTCCACAGATCAGCAATGTTCTGATGGTTCTTTAATTTGTTTCCGTAGTCGTCTTCCCGCTTGCCTGTTACGGCTTCAAGAGCCTCTAACAGTGTTTTCTTTGTAATCTCC